CTCGAGCACGCGGAAAATATCCGCTTGAGTCCAAGTGGTTAATAGCTCTTTTTGTAAGTCATCAACAGACTTATCGCTGTCATACGATAGCGAGATCGCAATCAAGCGAGTGTGCGCCATTAGATTGTTACGAGTGATTTTGTTGAGCTTGCTATTTAATTCCTGCTCGGTGTCGTTTTCTGATACCGGCTCGGGTTTATCTAGACCGTTTAAGTAATCAACATAATCAAGATAATCAAGCGCGGAGATTGCAGATACCACAAGCACTTGATCGCGTAACTCAAACTTAACTTTTTTTAACATAGTAACTAGTCTCCAGCCTCGTTATACTCAGCCAATAACGGCTTGCCGACATTGGTTAGCTTAACTGTACGGGTCATTACTTCGTTTTGTGGCACGGTTTTACCTAAAGATGACACCCAAGCGTAATACACATCACGCACACCGTTAGGATAGACAACAAGGTAATATTTCTTTTTGCCAGTGTTAAAGTCGCTGACCAATGCTTGTTGGGCGGTATCACCAGGTAACCAAGCAAGCGTTAATGTAGTTTCACCGGCTGATTTTGCGCCTTGACTTGTGGATTTCCAATCGGAGTCTGCATCGTCTACATAGTTATCCTCATAGCTATCTGCGGTAACTTCGCCCGGTGACAGTTCTTTGATTTTCGCAATGCGATCCCAGTTTTCGGGCTTTTTAATGTCAGCCGCTTTAATTGTGCCGTTTACAATTACGGTTGATTCTTTGTCGTCTTTAAGACGATAAAACATCGTTCCCGCGCCTTTTGTAGGAGTTGTGTTTTTAGCCATTATCTACCTCGTATGTAATATCGTATTGCAAATCGGCCGCTATCCAAGTCGCCATTTGGTCGTCTTGTTCGTAGTCAAATGCCGTAAATGCAATGTTTTCTGTTAGCGTGGTTAAAGAGGATTCAACAATGCCTGATTCGTAGATTTCTTGGGTTAATTTATCCAAGTCATCTTCACGGGCGGCCGATTTCATAAAACAGGCAACATGGAGTGTTGCTTGCATTGTGCCGTCCAGATAACCGGTAGGGGAGATTCCGCTAATAAACACTGCAACAGTGGGGCTTTGGCTCTCAATATCGGTAAATGACGGCTTGCCATTGCTAAACTCTTTAACTTTTGGGAGGTGCGGTCGTAATGCGTCAATGACCGCCTGTCTTATCTTGGAGTGGATTTTCATTTTTTAACCACTATTTGGATTTGTCGGATTAGCTGAGTGCGTAATTCCTGCGGCATATCCTTTTCGTAAGCCCTTTTCACTTCGGCATTAAATGATTCGGTGAGTGGGGTTTTGAGTGGGATTTTGACTACATCGATTGGGTAGCGATCTTTACCTTGCCGTTGTAACACTTGCACTCGTCCGTTTTTAAGTTTTTGGATAAATGCCCGAGGGTAAAGGCGATTCCCGATCTTTAACTGACCTTTATTTTCGCCGCGGCGCACGAATCGCCCTCCGCCTGTTACCAAACGGATAACCGGTAGATTGCCGCGATTCACACGGATAAATGCACTAAGTCGTCTTGGCTTAGCTCTCTCAAGTTTTGCACGACCTTTAATAAGTCGCTTTGGTACATCAACCTTTTTTGATGTCTCAATCACAGATCTAACCATCACTTTAGCAGCAATGTTATTAATCGTGCGTGCCATGGCTTGAGGTACTGCTTTTTTATCAATGTCAGATAAGGCTTTCTTGGCTTTTTCAATGTCGTCATTAATTGCCATCAGTAACTTGCATCCTCCTCTAACTGGAGCATGATAGTGCCGCTGTTAAACGTAAACCCAGTAACGGCATAATCAACGCCATTAATGGTTGTTTTATCCCCTTTTTTAGGCTTGTAACCGGAGGATTTAAACATTGTCAACGTGCGGTAAACACCATTCATCGGCTCCATTTCTTTCGGCGTCTCATCAAGCACCGCTTTGTATTTTTTGCCGTTGATAACATAGACGGACATCATCACGTCAGTAATGACTTTGTCCGCCTGTGCTAATGCGTCATCAAACGGACTAAGCGTTGATCTTGACATCGACAGTTTCCACGGTTGCACCGCTTGCGTGCCATGCAATACCTAAGCGCTTGTTAGTGCCTGCAGTGGTGGTTGCACCATCAGTCGCAGACCAGTAAACGATTGCACCTTGTTTAATGTCGTCTGCCGCTTTTGCTTTGACCGTAAATACACCGGTAGTCAAACCAACACCAACAGCGGATTTTTCAACATCAGCAATGGCAATCGCCACAAGGTTTTCTAACATCACTACATCGCCACTTTTTACGGCGGCGGCAGCGGTAAAACGCACGGTGTTTCCGTCTTGCATATAGTTTTTAGCCATATTTAATGATCCTTTAATTTTGATAATAAAAAACCGCACTTCGGTTAAAAGTGCGGTCGTTATTTATGTTGGATTAAGTTACTTATTGGTAACTTTTACAATGCCGCGGTAGTCAATCACGTTAACACCGGCATCAATGCGTACTTTGGTAGATACACCGTCAACGGTAAAGCCGTTTTGTTGCTCAATGTACGGGGTGTCGATACCGTCAAGATAGGAGACCTCAATAGCCTCTTTGTTGATTAAGTACCAAGATTTCGGATCGGCAACTTGTAAACGTGCGGATTTAAGCGCCGGCACAATATCGCGGATTGGGTTGATGATACCGGAGTTAGCATCTGCGCCCTCAACACTTGCCGAGCCTAAAACTTGTTTAGCACGGGTATAAAGTGATGTTGGCAACAACATAAATTCAGGTTCAATCGCCAACGGTTCGCCACGAGCGTTAACAAAGCCATTCATCAACTGGATCGCTTTATCAATGCTGGTTACGTCTAATGCGGCACCGGTTAAAGTGTTTTTGTGTGATGCGTCAAATAATGCTTTGCCGTCTTGTGCAATCGCGTTACCGGTTAATAACGCAAACACTAATTTAGCGATTGTCGCACGTGCGGCTTGCCCCATTTTTTCGGGAATTTTTGTGAGTAAGTGCATGTCGTCATTGATGATTGCTTGACGGGTAATGCTAAATAATTGCCCGTAAGTCGCTAATGCAACGCTAGCGCCCTCATCGCCGATTGTGCCGTAGGTGTACTCCTCGCCCTCACCAACTTGAGGCAAGTAACCAAAATCACCCAAGCCAACGCGTTTAGCTGGGCGGAAGTCGGTTAATGTGCCGTTAGAGGTAAACTGATCAAAGTTTTCCGTTGCGGTTTCCCAACCTTTGAGCAAGGATTTGTGTGCCACATCAATTAAGATTTGACCAAAGTCAGAGCTTGAGTGGGTAAATGCCAAGCCAACCATGCTCATTACATTATGACCTACAACGCTAATACCGCGATCAACCAATGACGCACGGGCAAGCTCACGCAAGGTCATTGCGTTGTAGGCGTTGTCTTTGGCGTCTGCTTTGTCGGTATCAATGCCGGCACGTGCTAACAAAGATTGTTTCACACTGTCGCCAACGATGTTACCGTTACCGGCGTATCCGCTTAACATTGCTGCGCTTGTGCTTGGGGTTGTACCCGCGCCAAGTTTTGCTAATAATTTGTCTTTGGCTTGCTCAGGAGTAATTGATAAATCACCCAAACACTCCACCAACAAATCACTGTGAGCTGTGCCAAACGGTGCAAATACGGCTTTAATATCGGCGTTACGTTTGTTTAATTCGGCTTGCACTTGTGCAGTGTTATCTACCGGAGCAGTCGGCGCTTGATTTGCCGGTACGGTTGGTGCCGGTTGTGCTGGAGTTGGTGTTGCTTGTGGTGCCGGAGTTGCACCAGCGTTGCCTTGTGGCTTAAACAACATGTCTTTAATTGCTTTTGGCATATTTTCAAAGTCCTCTAATTTTCGTGATTTAATAGACGCCATCGCCACAAGTGGTTCGGCTAGTTTGTCAGCAAAGCCTTGTTCAACGCATTCTTTGCCGTTGAGCCAAGTTTCCGCCGATAGCATTTCTGCTAATTCTTCAGGTGTTTTCCCGGTTTTGCTTGCGTAAGCGGGGATTAGCGTATTTTCGACCTTATCTAATAAGTCGGCATACTTGCGCATATCCTCCGCATCGCCGCCTTGGATGCCCCAAGGCTTATGGATCATCATCATTGCATTTTCGGGCATGATGACCTCATCGCCCGCCATTGCGATCACACTCGCCATACTTGCCGCCAAGCCGTCAATGTAAACCGTGACATTTGCCGGGTGGTTTTTTAACAAGTTGTAAATGGCGATTCCGTCAAAAACATCGCCGCCCGGGGAGTGGATGTGTAGATTGATTTGTTTGAGGTTGTTGCCAAGCGCTTTTAAATCTTTCGAAAAGCTCTTAGCAGTAATACCCCAATATCCGATCTCATCGTAAATTGAGATTTCCGCCGTGTCGTTGGCTTTGGCTTTGATTGAGTACCAAGACTGGTTATTCATCTTTGTCCCGCTCGTTGCCATCGCCACCGGCGACAGAATCATCTTTTGTTTTTTCATCTTTCGTACCTGTGTTAGTTAAATCCGTGTCAAACTTCAGCCCTAATTCTCGGTTTTCGTCCACCTCAACTTTACGTCTGCGTTTAACTTCTGCCGGGTTGCTGCCGCTTGCGCGTACTGCTTGGCTTTCCGTTGCCAATCCACCTTTGATGCGCTCTTTCCACGCTTGCGCCTCTTTTGTCGGGTCGATCCACGGCATCACAGGGCCGCTATAAACGGCGTTATAAAGTGATGCAGGATCAATATCGATTGGCACCTCAATTTCACCGCTGACAATCGCCATTTTTAGCCATTCGCGGTAGATTGGGCGGGAGATATGCGCAACAAAGGTATCTTGTAAAACGGAGTAGCCCTCAAAGCTCTCCACCAACTCTTGGCGTTGGCTTGAGTACGTCCCGTTATAGTCACGGGCAATGCTTGAGTAACTTGAGCGAGTACCGGCTGCCGTTGCTCTTAATTGCCCATTCCGAAAGGTTTCAAGGTTAACGTTTGGGCGGTTTGAGTTGATTAACCCGATGTCCTCACCGGGTTTTAAATCATCAATAATCGCACCGGGAGCAATCTCAAAATCTCGATCCGGACTGTCTGCGCTGTAATCCTCATTATCTCCGTAGAGTGCGGCATCACCTTTTTTGATGTACATCGTAAAGGCGGCGGCAATTCGTGCAGCAACACGCTCGCTCTCCTCATAGTCTTTTAGGTCAGCAAGTCGGATGATTACACCGTGCAACATCGATACGCCACGCAACTGGTGCAAGCGTTTTTTAAACGCAAGGTGCAACATATTTTCTGCCGGCACTGATTTAACTCCCCCGTAAGTGCGGTTGTCCTCCTGTGGGTTATCCATGTAAACCCGGTAAGACACAGGGCGGCGCCAAGCGTTAATCTCTATGCCTTGGATTACATTAGCTGTATCAGATTGCCACATAGGCACAAAATCAGGCTCTAATGCCTCAAGGCTAAATGCAATGCCTGTGCTATGATTCAGCCCCGCCACCGATCCGCGCACGAGTTGGATAAATACCTCACCATCACGGAGCCACGTTCGCAACAACATCCGCTCAAGTTCTGGGCGGGTAAATTGTCCGGTAACTTCCGGTCGCACCGACCATTCCGCCCATTTTTTGCGGATTTGCTCTGCCAAATCCTCATCAACATCACCTGCTAAATTAAGCGGCTGCGGCTCAATGTGTATGCCTCGGGAGCCAATGACACGCTCTTCCATCTTGTCCAAAATGCCGATCACAATGTCGTGATTTTGGTCTAATGCCCGAGCTTGCTCTCGCAAACTAACCGCACTTTGTTTGGTCGATATGTTCGCACCTTGGCTTTCGCGTTTTGCTTTGTGTGTACGATTTGGCATAGCCGCCTCATACGCATTCATCACATAACGGTTTTTCGCTCGCTGTGCGCCCCATTTAGGCGAGATTGCGGCAATCGCTTTATCTACTATTCCCATCATTTAAAATCTCGCATATTTGATTCTGTGGCGTTTAACGCGCTGTCTTGTTTCCGCCAGCAACTCATTTAGCATTTGTTGATAGCGATCCCGTTGTTTAGTCCATTCGGACACCTGGTAAGATACAGATCGCCCGTTAAAGCTCACTTGGCTTTGGGCGTTCTCGATCTTTTCATCAAGAGCTCGTATTTTTTCTTCGAGCTCGTCTTTGTCGTAAATCACAGCCACCCACCTTTTTTCTTGCTTACGCCACCATTTAGCCAATTACTTTTTGTCTTGGCTTTCGGTTGCGGTTTAACTTGTTCAATTTCTACCGCACTTTCTGTTTCTTGTTCCGGTGCGGTTGTTTCTTTTCGGACGACGTCAGGGTTTAAGTGGGGGAGTTTTGCCCAGTACGGGACATTATCCTCATCACCCCACTTAATCCGCTCATAACCTCGCAAAATAGCGATTGCATGGACATAGCAAAATAAGTCAAACGCCTCATTGTTGCCTTTCCCCGGTTTGCGCCACTTGCCGTCTTGTCCTCGCTCCTCGTAAGTCAACTCATCAAAAAACCACTCCCCAAGCCATGACGGGAAATGGATATAGTTAGCGCCGACAGTCTCACGACTTAATGCGTTACTAATGCGATCTTTAAGCTGATCTGTTTGGAGTAGATATAACGGCACATCGCCACGCGCTTTTGCGTGCCGGTCTGATCGAGAGGTGTTATCAGGATAAGTGCGGCTAATTAATTTTTGGCGGCGCGTACTATCACCTTTTACGAGATAGACACGCTTAGATATGCCATTGCGTTTGCATCTACGCCAAAATTTATAGGCGTTATCTGTTACACCATCCTCACCGCCGCTATCCACCGCCATAGCAAGGATTGGCATAAATCCGCCATCTAATCCCTCAATGCGATACTGCTTATTGAGTACATCGCTAATAAGCAAATCCCAGTCCTCAGGGTAGGCGGACGGGTCAATAGGATGACACTCACCGTCAGCATTGGCCCGCATTGATGATTTGATGTTGTATCGATCAATAAGCCATCGTTCGCTGTTTTCGCCGTAGCCCACAATTTGGACGACAAAGCGACGGTTCCGCCCACCCTGCACATCGACTGCAGCCAACAAAAAACGGCACCCATAAGGTACCGTTCTTTTTTCGGTTTCTTCGCGCCGATCCATAAGCTCGTCAGATCGGCGTTGCTCAAGTGCGGAGCGTGGTAAATAAGGTAATCCCCAGTCAGTGTTGGTTACCGCTTTTAAGGTTTCCTCGCTGCCGGTCATCTCAAATTCATGTTCTGCGTTGAGTAGTTTATAAGTCAACTGCGCCCATGTTTGATAAGCGGCGGCGGGACCCTCTAGCCAAAATGATGCGATACGGGAGTTTCTGCCCTCGCCATGTATCACGCCGTTTTTGTCTATCGTTTGCCCTTCTTTTAACCATTTGCCACCGATGTTTAATACGCGCTTTCTGTCAGGCTCGATTAGAGTTTGACAGTGCGGGCATTGCAGCCGAGCTTTTTCCGATGCCTTGACATAATCGGTATCATCACGATAACCGACCATGTTAGCCATTGATGGCTCAAACCATTCGGAGCAAGTAGGGCATTGCCAATAAAATCTACGTCTGTCGCCACGATTATATAGAGACAAAATGCCGGTTGTCGGCGGTGCCTCGTGTGTTGATTTAGGGTGATATTTTATGTCAACAATATCTTTGCCTGGTGAGCTCTCTACAAGCGTCATGCCGGCGCTCATAAATGTCGTTGTCCGCTTAGACGCTAAACTAAATCCATCACCCTCGCCGTCCACATCATCGGGCCATCGGTCGTAATCGGTTAATGCAACGTACTTGTAATCGGATGATGACAGCACATTAATAGACGGCCAGCCAATTTTTAACAGATTGCCGGCGCGAAAATATTTGTCGTGTACGTTATTATCATTTTTGCGGGGACTTAATCTTTTTGACACCTCCGGCGAGCATCTAAAAGTGCGGTCTAGCCGCTTTCGACTGTGTTCACTTGCTTTTTCTTGTGTTAACTGCACAAGCAAAAAATCAGATGGATCACAAATAATAGAGTAGGTGATCCATCCATCAATCAAACCAACTGTTTTACCGGTTCGAGCGGGGCCAACAAAAATAACTGCGTCATACTCACGAGAGTTTAAACAATCCATCGGATCAATGATGTAAGGTGCGGTGTTTTTATCCCATTTAATAGAGTTTCCGCCACCAACCGGCACACGCATATATTCTGCAACCGCCTCCGACACTTTCATTCGGCGCGGAGCTTTAACTAAATTAGCAACATCACGGCGGATGTCTTTAGCTGATGCAAACATGGTTAATCATCCTCATCATGTTTTTCTTGCTCGCTTGTGCTTTGTTGTATTTGTAGCGCCATTTGGTCACGTAAATCATCAATAACTTGTTGCACTCTGACTAAGGCACTTGGTGATAATCCACAATCACGCTCTAAAATATCGGGCAATGTCTCAAGAGATTGCACCACCGCCTTAGCTTGAGCGCTCATTTCTTGCGCCACTTCATATGCCGGGATTAGCTCGCCAGTATCTCTTTCATATTTGAGTCTTTCGTTTTCAGCTTGCCAAAAAGCTTTTCGATCTTGTGGGCCTAAACTATCGACATCCGCCGACATCTTTTCCACCAGCGCCAATCTGATTAAATCCGACAGTGAGTAGAGCTTTAATTTAGCATTACTACCCACAGTCGGAGTTAACCCTGCAAGCCGTTGAGACACCGTCTGGCGGTGCATTCCGGAGATTTCGGCAATCTGATTAATGTTTAATTTAATATCAAACAAATTATCCATTTTTACCAAAACTCCAAAAAACGAAAGAATAAAAAATAACCAAAGTTAGCACATGATGATGATGCCTAAGATGTCAAAAAACTGCCGAAAACCGCGCGCCCGAAACCCCGTGGAAAGGGGTACCCCCTCAGGAGTACCTTTTGCCGAAAAATATTTGCAAAATATTTTGTGATTTTGTAATTAATCTCTTGTTTTTGTGTGTATACGTGTGTATAATAACCTCAGATTAAGACGAAAGGAGATAGCATGCACTCAAGAGCCTTAATCAAGGAGCTTAAAGCAAACGGTTGTGAGTTTGTAAGGCACGGCAAAGGAGACCACCAAATATGGCACTCTCCAAAAACCGGGAAGAATTTCACGGTGCCACACCCGAAACAAGATTTACCAATCGGAACTTTAAAATCCATTAAAAAATCGGCAGGGCTTTAATAGCTCTGCCGAGCTTTAACGGAGGTAATATGTTATTTACAGTCGGCGTAGAGACGCCCAAAAAAGAGACTGAGGCGTTTGGGATGGCTGTCCCAGCCTTATTCACAGAAAGTTATAGTTGCTTTAGTGGTGCCGATAGTGTCGAAGATATTGTGCCAATGGTAACGGACGCGATACATAGCATGCTTGAGGTAATGCTAGACGATGGCTTTGATATATCAACAATCAAAGACAAAGGCTTTATGCACTACAAAACAGATCCGGAATTTGAATTTTGTGATACTTGGTTGTTAGTGGACGTTGATATAACCGCTTATTTTGGTAAGCGTCAGCGGATAAATATCACGCTACCTCAGCATTTACTTGAGCGTATAGATCAGCGTGTATCAACTAACCCAAATTATAAAGACCGTAGCCACTTTTTAGCGGTTGCATCGCAAAAAGAATTATTGTCATCTGTTTGATTTTGTAACATTTACATCACATAACTTAGGTATAACCCCGATATTTTTAACATCTTGAATGGAGGTATAGCTGAGATATGTAGCATATATAAAACAAAGGCGACTGTTGTTAGCCGCCTTTATTGGAGAATTAAATATTAAATACCGTCTTACCTTGCTCATTGGTAACGTAGATATGGTCTTTGACACCGATTAGGCTATATGCAGCCTCTTTCTCAATACCAAACTCCCCGTACTCATCATCAAGCTCAACATCAATCATCAAACCAATGATTTTATCTGTTGGATTGTTTCGAGCCGAGCAGTAGATTGACTCCTCACGGATAACCTCCTTACACTCTTGGTCTCCATAAATTGGTTGAGTGTAGTAGATTCCGTTAAGTGCGGTCGGTTTTTCTTTTAGCTTGTCCGCCAGTCTAAGCATCTCTTTGTACTCACGAGAGGTCTCATCGTAAAATGCAAAGCTATTGCTTTCGGTGATTGACGTTACGCCGTCTTGGATGATTAATTGTTAGCATAATTGCTCCTGTTGTTTTTTGTTGATAAAAAAAGACCGCACTTTAATTGGCGGTCTTTATTTTTACTTGAGATTATTTGCTATGCAAAAGCTATCTCTTTAACTCCTTGCTTAATAGTATCAACAAGGAGCGTTCGATTTTCTGTGTTAACCCGAATGTCTTTATCCATACGCAAATAAGCAGATATTTGAGAGAGTAAACCATTTAGCTGGTTAGATAGCACTATATACTCAAACTCTGGTAGCTCACAATTATTTGGCTCTACCCATCCATAAATACTTTTAATCTTGGTGAACAGGTCGACCAAGTCTGAGTCACGAACATTATCACTGTTAATTTTGCTTATATCCAACAACACAGGCTTAATAAAGTCTATAAAGTTTCTATTTGCAGCCTTACTTAAAAGATAGAGGCGCAACTTTAATCCGGGTATTTTATATACTTTCTCGTAGTGTGGCTTATTATCTTTCATTGTTATTCCTGTTGATATTTTTAACTTATGAAATATTACTACCACAAAAGAATAAATCAACCTTAGATTACTTACTGCTCTTAGTGCTTTCAATCCACTTGTTAATGTTTGTTATTTGACTAGCGCACTTGTCTCGCTCTGCGGTTACCTTGACTAATTGCAACACTACATCACCGTAAGTCTCACCGGTAAACGCCGTCTTAGCACATGGCACCGTGTAGGCTTGAGGCGGGTAGATATAGCTTGTCTTGGTTGTGTTACTTCCGCAAGCGGTCAAGAGCAGACTGAGGCAAGCGAGTGTTAGCACAAGGTTGTGTCTTAATAATCGTTTTAATTGATTCCGCATTTTCTGTTGCCATCCGTTCGATTTCTTCGTTGCGTTGTTGTTGCTCGATCACTGCATCGCGCTCTTGTTGCAACGCTAAATTTAAGGCTTGGTTAGCCTCTTCCTGCTGTTTGATGGTTTGGGCTTGGGCTTGGTTTTCGGCCGTCATCTCATCAATAGTGCTGCCCTGGTACCAAATCCAACCACCCAAGCCCAAAATCACGGCTAAAAATAATTGATTTAAAATATTCATAAGTCTATGCCATTAGTTTACGGTAGAGCTCACAACGATCGGACAACCCATTGGTTCCGCCATTAATTCGGATTGTTGCTTTTT